ATACGAGGCTATAAGTGATACGATATATAAGAAAGGAATGGATATGGAAGTCATAAGCGATCAAGAATCGTTTGATGATATGAGAGTTCGTTTATCCAAAAAACATCATGTGGTTATCACGGATGATGGTGTTGTAATAGAGTTTGTTCATAATAAGTCAATGGACGAGAATGCGCCATCATATTATTGGCGATCATCATTACCAATATTAAGATCATATCATACAGATCCTAAATTTACCGCTTTCTTTGGCATATTAGACGTTTTATCAACGGTTCCGAAGGAAGATATCTATGAGGAAGAAAAACCTGTTGACGAGCCTAAGAAAGAACCTGAGGAGGAGATAGAAATTGAGTATGATCTGGAGACTGAGCAGCAGTATTATGCCGCTGAGTGGATCAAGGATATCCCGACACCAGTCTTATACAGAATGACCGTGGCTGGCAAGCGTGTTTATTATGAAATGGGAACTGATGGATACCCTATCATATATGATGGGGCTACCAATAATATTGCGAATGGGTATTGTGATACTTCCGGGGCATTAGAAAAATGGAAAAATGAGATGAGACTCAAGGGTAAGGACCCAGACGAGTACGCCGACTACCGGGCTGACTTGGGTACGATCATGCATTACTTATTTGGATTGTATCTGACGGGAGTTAAGATAAAACTGATTCCAACATGGATAAGAAAAGCTGTCAAGGAAGCTAAGTTGAGAATAGACAAGTATAGGATGGAGCGGATATTAGTGGATAATATGGATGAGTTGATAGAAGATCTAATATCATTCGCTATATTCTGTAAAGAAAGACATGTAAAACCTGTGTTGATTGAGAAGATGTTGAGGTCAAGGAGATTGAAAGTGGCTTCCTCTGTGGATGCTGTGGTGGAGATGGATAGTGAGCCGGAGATGGTGGAGATAGAGATCGAGACAGGAGAGTTCTATAAGACGGGAGCCAAGAAAGGTCAACCTAAGACAGAGAAAAAGAAGATAAAGAGATGCAGGAGGATATTCGCTATATTGGACTTCAAATCAAACAGGAAAGGCAATTTCTATGACGAGTACGCTTTCCAGCTTGAGTTATATAGAAGAATGATAATGGAGAACTACGGAAAGATATTGGAGATAGAGGAGATATATAACTTCGCTCCGGGTGATCCTACCGCCAAGACAAGCCAATATAAACTGAAGAGACAAACTGATAATCCTATACTTAACATGGCTACAGTCGTATATCTCCAAGGTAAGTATAAGTTCGAGAAAACCAATTATACGGTTACATCAAGAATAGGATCTTTGGATATAGAAAGTGATTTTGAATTGAATAACTTGATAAGAAAAGAATCACTGAGAGATTATATTTATCGAATCATGAGTGAGAGGATAGGATAATGGAGTTTAGGGAATTTGACAAGAGCGTTCACAGATATGAATTGGATCATAGTAAGCCAAGAAGAAAGCTGACGTGCCCGCAATGCGGCAGGGATAGATGCTTTACGCCGTACGTAGATGTAACCACCGGACAGATAGTAGGGGAGCAGTTTGGGGTATGTGATCACAAAAATAAATGTGGTTATTTTAAATATCCAACAGGCAATGAGCTTGGGAGCAATGATCTTTTTACCGATTCAAACAAAGTATTAAGGAGGTATAGGCCTCCCGTGGATCCGGATATAGCCAACTGTATTCCAATAAACAAGATGTTTGAGACGCTTAATCCTTTCGAGACATCTGATCTTCAGGATTATCTATCCAATATATTCGGATCGTATCATACCAATAGGGCATTTAGCTTGTATAAGGTGGGGATGATGAGATTCGGGGACTGGGGTAAGTGCTGTGTGTTCTGGCAACTGGATAAGAATTGGGTGGTGCGGACCGGGAAGATAATGGACTACGGGCCTGACGGGAAGAGGGTAAAGGTTCCCATGGATCACGTATGTTGGGTGCATATACTGGACGGTCAGGATTACCTGCTTAGGCAATGCCTGTTCGGGGAGTTCCTTATCAACTTCTATCCCAATGACGCTCCGGTGTATATAGTAGAGTCAGAGAAGACGGCTGTTATCTGCAACATCGTGTACCCTAGTAGGTTGTTCATGGCCTGTGGCGGTATCCATATGTTGAAGAGGGAGATGGTAGAGACATTGGGTAGGAGGCGGATAGTCCTGTACCCGGATAAGGGCGACGCTTTCAACGAATGGAGAAAGAAGGTAGACAAGGATATGAGGGGGATGAATATAGAGATAAGTGATTTTCTAGAATCAAAACCCAATATAGATGAGGGGATGGATATAGCGGATTATTTTATAATTAAACAAATTTACAATAATGGCAAAGGTAGTTGATAATTACAAGGGATTCAAGGTGCTTGAAATAACAAGACAGGAGATGATGGATAAGCTTACCAGATATGGGTGCTTAGGTATTTGCGATATGTGTAACAGACCTACATCCGTGGGCTATTATGTAGCAGTAATCAATCAATGGATGTGCGAGGACTGTTATAATGATTTCATCAAATCGGTTGACAGGTATGAGAAGGACATGAAAATAGAAAACAAGAATTTCAATAGATACTGCAATCTATTTAATGTTAAGATGGAAGAGACGGTATGAAAGAATTGTCTTTAGCCCAGAAAGCTATGTTAAACGGGTCCATATGCCCATACTGCAAGAACCCGTCCACTATGATAAATACGGTAGAGGGGAAGCAAGTAGGGTGCGAGAAGTGTGGGGCTTGGATGAGGTCTGATTCGATGGGTAAACCAGTAGGGAGATTGGCGAAACCAGAGCTTCTTAGGGCCATGGATATAACAGCTATTGAGATCGATAGGTTCTTGAAAGAGTCGAGTTATGAAAGGAAAAACTTTTACAAAGAGTTATCCAGTGAGCTAGGAATACCAGAAGAGCATGTGTCTCCGTATAAGATGTCCTTATTATCATTGCTTAATGTTATGAGACATATCAAGGTATATGGGAAGAACCATATACAGATACATGAGGGTACCACGATAGGTAAGGCTTGCTCTAGGCACGGAGCGGTGGCGATCGGGAGTAACGCCTGCCACGGATGCCCGGAGTTTCTGTTTCATGTGGTAGACAATACAACCAATACGGTAGTGTGTGATACGGATATGAGCTATGGTGATTATATAGGGAGAAACAAATAAATTTGGGTGTAAACTTGTATATAATCACCTTTGATAGATAATATTAATTATATAAAACATGAAAGTAATTTTTATTCATAAGCCAACAGGGTTTTATGTAGGAGGATCAGTGTTTAACAAGACATGTGGTTTTTACAAATGCAGAGATAAGATGATAGAAAAAGGCATAAGCGAGGATAAGGCCAACATGCTTATTGATATAATAGGTCCGCACTTATGTGTGTGGGAAATAAAAGATGGGGATGATCCTTATGAGAGCATGAGAAGCAGACTCGGAGATAAAGCCTCATATTTAGATGGAGAGGATATTATCGTAGAGGATTATGATTATGACGAGGAGGACGAGGATGGGGAGATCGACTGAATACTATAGGACACATCCGGAGGCCAGAAGAAAGAAAGCCGAGACGGATAAGAAGATCAACGCCCGCCCTGAGCAGAAAGCCAAGAGACGGGAGTTGGGTCGCAAGAACTACAAGACCGATAAACTGAAAGGTAAAGCCTATCGGAAGGGAAAGGATTTATGCCATACGGCTAAAGGACTTAGATATAAATCAAGATCAGCTAACAGAGGGTCTAAATCCGATACGGCTGGCGATAGAAACGCAAGAGGATGAGTGAGGATAGGATATGGAGGTCATCCAAAGAGATTATCATGGATGCATATGAGAGGATAAGAAAGTATCAGTCGGGAGAGCTTCTCCCGGCTCGTACTGGATACGCTTATCTTGACAAGGCGTTGCTGGGCGGGTTCTACCCACAACATGCGGTGGCTATCGGCGCTAGGCCCGGAGTGGGCAAGTCTTATTTGGCTCAGAAGATTATGAGTAATGTAATGAATGTTAATATCAATCCCCAAGCTGATGATTATGTATGGCTCAGATGTGAATTTGAAATGAATCCAGAGGATTTGATGTTACGTTCACTATCAAAAAAAATGGGAAAGGATATACAAGATATTCTCCTTAACGAGATGTCTGATGAAGAGATAAAGGAAATGCAGAAATGTCTTAAGGAGGAAAACTCCAGCAGAATAACATACATCCCTAAACCATCGACAGTAGACGAGCTTCAGAACTTCTTATGGAATAGTTATATGCCAGCGAACAAGGATAAGAAAATGGTGTTTGTATCCATAGATCATACAGCTCTTATACAAGGTACGGGTGACGCTAAGAGGAATATAGATAGTCTGATAACCATGTGTAATAT